CACGCGGTACTTCCGCGCGATGTCTGATTGCTTTACGCCCTTGCTCTTGTCCTTTCGGATGCCCTGCAAGGTTAGGTCGTCGATCTTGTTCATTCGTCTCCCTTCCCCCGATGAATGCGGTAGCGCTGGTCGGCGCGGATCGAGACGCGGATACGGTCGTTGCCTGACGATCCTTGCACGTTCGCGCAAATGTGCGCGACCTGCTCCCCAGCCTCGTCAAGAATCACAATGTAGTCCGAGTGCTTGCGGAGGGTGATGGTCAAGAACCCACCCTTAGTTTCAACACTAGGAGACATGGGCTACCTTCGTGTTGGGGTTGCATTTGGTGATGAAGTTCACAACGCGATTCATCAGATCCTCGCGTACCCCGTCCTGCGTATCCCCCTCTTCAAAGAGGCACAGGCTGGAGAACCGCGTCCCCTCGATACCCTCGGGGTTGGTCTGCAACAGGTAGACCGAAGCCCGCCAGTAGGCGAGTACCGGGTTGCCGTCCGATTCGTCCACTTGGTGCAGCATGGGGTCGCCGCCAACGATGACCAAGACCGGGCGATCAAACTTGCCCGCTAGTCCGCGCTGGACACGGTCTTCACTCAGCCATGATGGGTAGCCGTCCTTGCGATTCCATTCCACGTCATGCAGCACAGGCCGCGCCCAACGGTTATTTTCTTCTTCCATTAGTCCACCTCCTCAAATTGATCTGGGTAAACCAACATCATTGCCGAACCCCATGTTTCGCAGAAACTGCATTTGCCCCGTTCTGGGTCAGTAAGAAACTCACATTCATGGGGTGGTGTATTAATCTTTGTAGTCTTGTTTGTTTCGAGAATATGTATGACAAGATTTTCAATGATGTCTTTTGAATCTTTGCGGAGTTTGTCATTCTCTTCGCATAAGTTTTTAATTGCTTCGGCGGCATCGTCAAGAAGATAATCGCTTCTTTGTTTGGCTTCAGTCTCTAGTGCAATCACAACATTTTTGAGTTCACTCATTACTTTGCCTCCTTGTAGCAATCCCACCCACGTCTTGCGGCTTCTGCCATTGCCGCTGTTCGGTCAATGCTCACAACATCCTTTGTGTAAGTTCCGCTGACATAAGTGCAGGCGATTCGCCTCGCCTCGTCGCGCTCTTTGCGGAGTTTTTCAATCTCGTCTGCGGCTTCACCAATCAATGTGATCCTCTGTGGAAACTTCAGTTTGCCTGATGTCCATCTCGACAATGATTTCAACTGTTCAGACCACAACCGAAGTTGCTCAACAATGTCTTGCTTGTCGCTCACTTGCCGTCCTCCTTTCGTGGCACAGGGACAATCGTCACCAGATCGTCGGGAGGTGTGGGAAGGTCGCGCACACCGCGTAGCACCTCTTGACCGAGCAACAGCAAGCGACATTCCCGCCTTGACTCATCCCGCTCCTTACGGAGCGTGTCCACCTGTGCCGTTAGGCAGTCAATCTCCTTGCACAATGTCGCTATGTCTCTCAGGTCGCTCATGTCGTTTCCTTCTCCGCCGTGGCGGTGTTAACCCTCAGAACCCAAACGCTTTGACCGCTTTGACAAGGGTCGCGGAGGAGCCGCTAGTGCCTGTTCGATTGCGCTGGCAATTATGTCAGCGTGTAAATCACCCTTCTCCGTAATGCCCTTCTTTATTTGAAGCTGCATAAACCGCTCGCTCCTCGTTTGCTTGTCGATAAGACCTTGAAGACCTTTCACCTGACCACTTCGATTTGCTAGTTGTATTCGCAAGGCTTTGGTTTCGCATTCAGCCGAGTGCAGGTCAATGCGTAGTTCCTTGATTTGCGCGGTAGCGTCCTTGATGAGGGCGGTAGCCACCTTAAGCGACTCAACCAATTCCGCACAGGTCTTGCAGTTTTTCATGTCGTTCCTCTCTCCGCCTCAAGGGCAGCGATGCGTTCTCCGATCCATTCCATGCAATTCACGGCCATGCTGTTCCCCAGCGCCTTGTACCTCGGCCCATCCGGGCAATCCTCTGCTGCCTTCTTGCGCCAAGGAATGAGCGTGTAATCGTCGGGAAATCCCTGTAAACGCTCGCATTCAATGGGAAGTAGGCGGCGCACAGTCATGGCTTGCGCCACCCCATGCACATCTGCCTTCGTCATTGTGTACATAGCCCCTTCGGTTGACGCGCCTACACCTTGCGGCCCACCCTTGTCGCGCCCAATGAGGTTTCCCTGTATGGCAACAGTTGTCGCCCGCACGTCCCCGCAGTCAAACAGCGAGAGCGTGGGGTTGACCTGCCCCTCCACCCATGTCTCGTCATCGGTGTCAGACTGAGCGCGTTTGGCTTTGGTGTAGACCGCAACTAACTGCTCTGGGTTGTTGCGACACTCTCCAGAGCGAGCCGCAAGGGTTCCGGCAATTTCTTCCCGCGCCGCTCCGCTCTTCGCAGAATGCCGCTGCACGCTTTCGCGCTCAAACAATACCTTTGCGGCAGCGTCCCAGTTTCCAGCACCTCGCTCAACGAGGCAACCAACAACGAAGACTCTGCGTCTGCGCTGCGGGACGGCACGGGGATGCCCGTGTGTTCTGCACCATTGAGCGTCCAGCACCCGGTAGGCGTACTGATACCCCAGTTCCCGTAGCCCCCCGAGGAGGGAACCAAAATCCCGTCCTCCGTTTGATGAGAGCACTCCCGGCACGTTTTCCCAAACAACCCATCGAGGCCGTAAACGTGCAGCAATCGCAAGGTAGGTAAGCATGAGGTTTCCGCGTGGGTCTTTGAGTCCTTGCCGGAGTCCTGCAACTGAAAAGGATTGGCAAGGTGTTCCAGCCACGAGAAGGTCAATTGATCCTGCATCTAACGGCCACTCCTGAAATTTGGTCATGTCCCCAAAGTTGGGAACGTGAGGGTAATGATGCGCGAGAACCGCGCTAGGGAAGGGTTCAATCTCCGAGAATCCAACAGGCTCCCAGCCAAGCCGATGCCAAGCAACGGTCGCGGCCTCAATGCCTGAACAGACGGATAGGTATTTCATTCGTACATCTCCGGCGGCCGCGCCTCTAGGTACTCCCGGGTATGCCGCGAGTAGGTGGAGTTAATGACGAGCGCCATCGGGAAGTCTGATGGGACGCGCTCGTCATGGTCAAGGACTTGCCCGTCAAGGCTGACGGTCAGGATCTTCCAATCAAGCAAGCGCCATGCGGGCTGGTCGCCTGCGTCCGGGTTGCCGCCATCGACTTGGTAGCGACCTTCTAGGAGGACGGTCACGCGGTTGGACATCAGGTACTCGGCAATCACCTCAGGGATTTCCGGCAGTTGATCCACGTTGATTTCGTACTCGACTTCCTTGAACTTGATCTTCTTCACGTCTCTCATGAGCGGTATTTCCTTTCGGTAGGGGTGATGGCAAAGAGGCTGTCGGGGATGGAGGACACAACGGCAATGAATACGCGCTGCGCCTTACCAGCGCGACCAAGGCGCGTGCCGCCAGTAGGGGCAATCAGCCCTGCCGCGTGCAGCTCGCTGACCCGGCGACGCGCCCCCGCGTGTAGGTGCGCTGCGGCTTCGGCTTCGTCCGAGGTCAGCCCGTACGCCCCAGCCGCCTTGAAGGCGGCTAGGAGCGCGGCTTGAAGCCCTGCGAGTTTGCTGACCATGTCATCGGCGGCCGCGTGACTGGTCGCGGGGTCAGAGCGGCGGGCGGTCAAAGTGATACCACCGTGTTCTCATGGCGGGCAATGAATGCGCCTTCGGCTGCGTCGATTTCGTCAACACAAGCCGCAAAGGCGTTCTCGTTGTCATGGTCAACGGCGGCAAGGTCGTTGTGTGCGCGAATCACGCGCTGGCTCACGCCGTCCTTGATTTCCATAGCGGCGGCAAGCAGCGCATCGTTGTACTGCTTGGCAATACGGTCGCTATTCAAGGCATCGGTGACGGTCATTTGGGTCTTGGTAGACATTTGCTCAGTCCTCTCAAACTGGGTGCGTTTGTCAGCGGCACGCGCCTCTGACATCGGAAAGATACTGACAGGTACATCGGCTCGCAAGGGGTCAATCCGTAAGTTTGTTGACGGATTTACACACAATCGCACATTCCTAGCCCGAAACCCGCATGAAATAAATTGACACCTCGCCCGATTATGATGCCGCTTGGTGTGCCAGCCGCGTTGGTGGTCGGCTGGCGCGGTTGGTACGCCAAAAATAAACGCGGCGCGGATCTTTCGATCGACACGCCGCGCTTCCGGGGGTGAGGTAAGGAGCGACCAAGGCCGCCCCGCCACATGGTGGCAGGTTTATGGTATCATATTTCTAGCGACTCCCAACGTGGGGATTTGCCGAGCGGGTGGAATCGCTCAAAAACCAAACAACCGTGGGCGGGCTAGGTTGCTTCCACCCGCTCCCAGCTCGCCCCGGCTTTTCGGAATAATGCTATGGAATGCCAATACCCAA